AGTTAGCAGCACGGTTGATTTGAACTGCCAATGCGGCATGCTCGTCACCAACGAATGTTGCTGTACCAGATACAGCAGCTTGGTCGTATGTTAATACTGTTGAGCTCAATGAAGCAAGGCTACGTAGAACTTCTTGATCAATCTCAGCTGTGATCTCTTGTGCAAGAGCAGCCATGATCTCTGCTTCGATGTCAATACCTTGTTGGGCTTGTGCATCTTGAGCAGCTTCAAATGTCCAACGAGCTGATAGCTTACGTGTCTTAGCTTCAACTGTTTGTTTCAAGATTTGAATGCTTAGTTTGTTACCTGCAACACCTTCTAGGGCTGCGGTAGAAGCTGGCTTACCAGTAGTAGTACCGGAATAGCCTTCAGCAATCTTGAACGGGCTTAGTGCCTCTTCACCAGCTGTTGTTGCTCCACCTGTTGTTCCAGCAAATGTATCGCTGTAACGTACTCTTAGAGTATGGATCTGACCAACTGGTCCAGTTAGTGGTTGTACACCAACTAGTTCATTAGCGATGACCGTAGGCATCACACGTCTGATCACTGGAAGGATCACACGATTTAGGGTTGCAACGTTACCGGCGGATGTAGCTCCAGCAGTAGCACTCTCTGACAAATACTTGCGGGTATTTTCTAGAGTAGTTGCCATTACTGAACGCTTGTTACCTTGAAGACCTTCTAACAGTGCCTCTTTGGTTTCCGACCAGCGTGACTCGAGTAATTGTGACATTATAGTTCTCCTTAAACTTTTAGTCCCGCAAGCCTGCGGATGTCAAATATTTCAGCGGTTTTTTCTTCACTGCTGAATTGTTGTGCCTGTGCTTTGTCGCCTGTGATTTCTTTGCCTTCAGATAGTACTTTCTTCGCCGGGGTAGCACCGTTCATTACTGAACTGATATACTTGTCGAAAGCTGTACGTAGCTTTTCTGTATGTACTGATTCTAGTAGACTGCTCATTACTTCACGCTTGTCACCAGTTAATGGCCCTAGCAATTCGCTCATAACTTCTTTGCGTTGGCTGCTTTCTTTGATGATGCGTAGTTCACGATTTCTATTTTCTACTAGTGATTGTGTATCTGCAACAACTCGTGCTGCTTCTTCTAATTCTGCTTCTTTAACTGCAACTACTTTGAGAAGTTTTGCGGTTTCAGATTTTTCATTTAGATGACTTGCAGCATATTCGCTGGCAAAGCTTTCAAAAATTCTGCGACCAAAGTCATTTCTACGAGCAGCTTCAATGTCTTCACGTAGCTGAGTCATTTCAGAACGCAGTCCTTTTGCGACTGTTTCTTCAATGATTTTAGCGGAACGTGCTACAAAATCTTTCTTGATCTGTTCGAACTTGGCCTTGCTTTCGCGAACCAATTTTACTTTGGTTTCAGCCAAATCTTTCTTATCAGTGTGGAATTCTGCGATTTCTTTCGCTAGTGCGTCCACGATAAAAGATTCTAATTTTTCAACATTACCAGCTACTGCTTTGCGATCTTCGTGTAGTTCTGCAAGTTCTTTCTTGAGATTCTGAAGCACAAATGATTCCATAGCTTTGGAATCAGACTTCATTTTCTTTGCGTATTTGGCACGAGCTTCAATTAGTCCTTGGCGGTCTTCTGCAAGCTCGCCTAGTTCTGATTGTAGACGATCTGTTAGCATAGCTTCAACAGCTTCTACCATAGCGCCTTTGTCGTGTTCATATTTCTGTGCAAATTCTTCACGTAGTGTAGCAGTGACTTCATCACGGTTTTCTTGAATTCTGCTATTCCAAGCGGATTCAATTTCCGATTTGATTTCCTCGGAAATCACATTGTTTTCGAACAACTGTTTTACGATATCTAACATGTGATTCTCCTTGTTATTTGAGATTTGAAATTATTCGTTTCAAACTCTCTGCTAGGTATTTTTGTGCCTTAGGGTCGCCTTGAACTTGCTGTGCTATTTGATAGGCCTGATAACCGCCTGTGTTATTCATTAGATGTTCATATACTGGTGTAGGATAAGCGCCAGGTGCGCTGGGTTGAGCTACCACATCTACGGTGATAATCTCAAATCCTTGTACTTTACCTTCGCCGTCAACTTCTCCACTGCCTCTAGAGCTGACGCCTAGTTTAACTCCCGACTCCAACATGGTCTGAATTAACTGACCCATAGGAGTTGGAAGTATTTTTAGTTTTCCGTAGCCGTTAGGACCATCCATCCACATCTTGGTAATCATATGACTAACACGATCTAGATTGATTTTTAAATCCTGTGGGTGATCAACTTCTCCCAGCACAGAGTAACCACCAGCGATCTGCTCGTTGAGCGTTTTGACAGCCTTGCCAATTTCTTGAGAAGAATAAACACGTTGGTTTGCATTGCGGATATCTCCTTGAATGCAAATACCGTTTAAATGCAGCGACTTTTTACCGTCGCTGCCTTCTTCGCTCTCCAAGACAATCTTAGCCTGATCGTAACTCAAATGTTCTGCTAGCGTAAGTTTCTTCACCGTTAGATCCTATTATCTACGACCACGGAAAAGGCTTTGCTTGTTGTCAGCTGATTCTTTAGAACCAGCTTTCTCAGCACCATGTCCGGGTTCTTTCTTAGAGAAAGCACCACCAGCTTTGCCGCCTGGGACATTGATGTTACCAGCATTATCTTCTTTAGGGGATGTATCGCTAAGTGCAGAACCTTTCATTTTTCCGCCTGCTGCGCCTACTTCACTTGCTTGAGCACCGTTACGACCACTTAGGATATTAGCAGTTGTGCCACCCATGTCGTTCTTGCTGAATTTCATACCTTGTGCATTTGTAGCAGAACCTTGACCTTTGTTGCCTGTTCCTACTAGAGCGCCTTCACCGGCACCTTTCTTTTCTGCACCATGGCCGTTTGCAACTTTCTCAACGTACTCACGTACCGTTGCTAAGTCGCCCATGCCTTCTTCTTTAGCAAATGGATTTCCGCCTTCTTCGCCGTCGTCGCCCATATCACCCATATCGTCACCACCTTTGAGTTCATCAAATTTGGCCTGTAGTTCGTCAACAATACTGTCTAGATCTTGGAATAATTCTTCTTCGGATTTTTCTTCCATGTCGTCGTCACCCATTTCTAGATCACCTTCTAGGTCATCTGTAGGGTCACCACCCATCATATCTGGATCTTCGTCATCAGCTTCGATAGCGATATCTTCAAATTCTTCGTCTACTTTTTCGTCTTCTGCATCATCATCTTTTGCAGCTTCTTCTACATCCTCGTCGTCTTCTTCTTTTTCTTCTTCTTCAGCAATTTCGCTGTCGATCAAAGATTCATAGATTTCACGGGATTGTTGTACCACGTACTCGTGGAATAATTCTTCAGCTTTCGCTTGATCGTCGTTAACAAGATGCTCAAGCATCTGTTGCAACAGTTTTTTGTCTGCCATGTTATGTTCTCCTATATAGTCAAGGCTGTAAGTTATTTAACACTATGATTACAAAAAGGTGTTAAATGGTAGTTTTTTGATTGATTTGATCGGAATATATAGCGCCTGGAAACGTTTTATCAATATCTTGAAAAGTTATATGGCTGAGATTTGACAACGTTGATCCTAGTCTATCAGGTATAAATGCCCCCGGTTCTATCACTCTAAAGAATTTCACGTGCCTAAATTCTTTAATTACTTTTTCAGTTTGGCTGAGCCAATTGCCGAAATAAGTGGCGCTGTCTGAGCTTTTTTTATAGTTATGAGTATCTGCATACACGTTATTAAACTTGCCGTTATCGCCTTGATAGTCAAAGCCAAATATGTAGATATCCTTGTGCCCCTGTGTGGCAGCGAACCATAAAGCTGTGGGTCCTGAGCTCCAACCCTTGTGCGGTGAAAAGAAATTGATATTGTGTTTGGTACTGATACCTTTGTTGGGATTAGTCCAAACCTGATTTTTTTTGTGATAACCCGCATCTATGATTTCGTTCACCATTTTAACGTCTACAGCTATCAAATAATGTGGGGCATATTCTCTATACTGTGCATTGCAGCCATAGACTATACCGCGATCCATTATGCTGAGATGATTTAATTTCAGTCTGCTGGTGCCGTTGCCTACAACGAATGCAGGATTATGCTGCAGGTGCTGCTTCTGCTGGGGTTGCATACATTTGCCTAATAAATCCCAGTTCTGACTCCGATTCTACTTGATGTGCTTCTGCCTGCAGTCTCAGTTGATTAATCTGTCTTAGAGTCAAAC